CGAAAAGTGTACCGAGCAAGCCTTAGTAAGCTTTTATGAAGCTGAAAAGCTATGTCGGATTACCAATCGTCGTCTGGATCACTTTTACTCCTTCCCTGAAAGGCTGAATAAAACCAGCCCTGGGCTCTTGGAGGATGTGAGGCGGGCCGAGGAAGTCTGCGAAGACGTTCTCGGGGACATAACGCAGTTCTTTAGGCAGATCGTGCCAAGATTGCGTATCACTGCAGGGGCGACTTCAACCCGAAGTCGGCGCGAAAGTCAGCCTCATAAAAAGGCTCGGCTTAACAACGTACCGATACTTTCTACTTGCATGGAATTACATAGTAATATTATGGCCTCCTTAGGCTATACATACCTATCGTATGAAATTGTAAAGGGAAATAGGGTTGAGTTCGTACCGAAGAACTGGAAAACACATAGGACTATAACGCCGGAACCAGAGGGTGCAATGCCCCTGCAACTAGCATTTGATAGTTTTGTTAAGGATCGGCTCCTAAGGATAGGAGTCGACCTATGTGACCAGTCTAGAAATCAGGAATATGCGAGGTTAGGATCGATAAGTGACGATTATGTTACTGTCGATCTAAGCCAAGCTTCCGACACCAACTCATATAACACTGTAGGGTGGCTGCTACCATGGAAATGGTGGCAGTACCTTTGTGCTGTGAGATCCCCTGAAGGGGAGGTGGCCGGTACCCGTCTCGAATACGCAAAGTTCTCCTCAATGGGGAACGGAGTTACGTTCGGGTTGGAGAGCCTGATTTTTGCTTCCTTCTGCAAGGCGGTAGCAGGGGAGGATTTCTGCGTATATGGGGACGATATAATAGTCCCCGCAGAAGCTTATCCTCGTCTGTTACGTTTGCTGAAATTCTTCGGCTTTAAGGTGAACCAAGACAAAACCTTTGCTTCAGGTCCCTTCCGGGAATCCTGCGGCGAAGATTGGTTTGCTGGAGTGAATGTTACCCCGTTCTACTTACGATGTGAGCAAGACCTTCGGGTCGAGCTTATTCACATCGTAAACGGGTTAGCAGGAATTGCTCTTCCATTGGGAAGGCTAGCCTCCTATCTGCGAGTAATCGTGGAGACAGAGAAACTGCCATTAGTACCTTGGAATGAGTCCTCCATAAGTGGCGTGTGGGTTGATCCTCATACAGCCTGGACCTTGCAGCTCGTTAAGAACTGCGGGTTCGTTTCCAAACAGCGTACTAGTGCTGAAGCTGTGAAAACGGCTAGGCGATCAAACGACGGGGTTTCCTCCTCGTCTAAGGAGTACGTTCCCACCGATGCTTGCCCAACCCTGGGTGAGTTGAGGGGTGTTTGGGAACCAAGCGGAAGAATGATGCACAACCAAGGGTGGTGCCCGGGGTTCAAAGGTTACGTATCTTTGTCCCGGACTCATATAGTGGCCGACTCCCGTACGTTAGGTCTCTGGCATCTTGATGCCGGTCGCCGACGCGCGGGGTTAAAAGTCCACTCTACCAACTACATCCTTTCTAAAGGCTATTACAACGCCAAAAGTCAGGATGAAGTGCCCAGTTGCATCGAGAGAAGCTCGGTACCTCACTTTACGCCGAAGTATAAGCG